GTTTCCCAGTCACGATCCACCGGCAGCAAGCAAAGGACAGAGCTGGGCTTACACAAAACCCGTATCAAGTCCTAGCCGACATGTTCAACCTAGATCTGGCACAAGTAGAACAGAAGTCGACATCTGGATTCGATCCAGTTAAATACGCCAGGGAGTACAAACGAAAGAAAGCAACAAAACAAAAGGAGCAATGAGCTCCTTTTTTGTTACCCCTATTGAGAAAAAAATCTTTAAGGTAACAGCGACTAAACAAAAATATGTAAGGGTTATGTCCCCAATCATAAATAACCGTACGACAAAAGGATAACAAATGAAACAAACCGAAATCTTTCCGCTTTACACGACCACTGCTGATGAACTTCGCACCAAGTACTTGGAAACACGTGAAGCAGCAAAAGAGCTGCCAGACTCAATCTCCTCAACCGTTAATGGACGCAGCTACCCATCACCGAACCCAGCAAAGGTAGACGCGCTAATCAAAACAGATGAAGCGTATTACGACTGGGTTGAGCAGGACGCAGATGAGATGCAACGTGTCATAACAGAATGCATTGCATCGATCGGCCCACTCGACGAGACAACTAAACGGAAGTTGCTCCTGCAAAAACGCCGCCAGCTTATTGAACACGAAGCAATTACAGCTGCAATCGTAACCGCAACCACCCCAACAAAAGAATAACAAATGAGCCAAACTGAACGTTCCCGTTCCCTGATTAACGCCTATGTAGCTGATGAACTTCGCGCTAAGTCCCTGATGACCTCAGTATCAGCTACAGAGAGGGTCGACCTGATCGCCCTACTCGAAATAGCCGGGGGACACTACGCCTGGGTTGAGAAGGACGCAGAAGAGAAGCAGCGAGCACTGAACGAATGCATTGCATCAATCGGCCCGCTCGATGAGACAACCAACCGGGAGTTAAACCTGCAAAAACGCCGCCAACAGGTAGCGAATGCGCACAAGCATATGAACACAGTGTTCGTCAACGCACTGATCAGTACCCACACCAACAAACAAATCATGAACGAACAATTGCTCCACAGCTACCGTCAAAAAGTCAGGTCTAAACAACTTGACACAATTACCGACGAAGAACGCGCAGAAAACACACGCTACCACCGCGAACGAAAAGCTGTGCGAGCACTTGCATCTGCACGTTACCGCTTACGCCGCCGGCTAAACGAAATTGCAACTACCAGCATGGGGGGAAACACCCACGCACTTGATGGGGGAAAAAATCATGGTTAAACGAGTTATTGCCAGGGGGGTGAACGGAGACCCGGGTGGACCACCACGGGTTGAGCTGGACGACAATGAAATCGAGCAGCTGAAGATGATGGTTGAGGTAGGAGCAACACAAGCAGAGGTTGCAGAGTACTTCGGAATCAGCCAGCCCACAGTGAGTACTAAGTTTGGCCACCACTTCGCTCATGGAATGGCAAAGCAGAAGATTTCGATTCGCCGCCAACAAATGCGTGCAGCACTTGACGGCAACACATCGATGTTGATTTGGTTAGGCAAGCAAGTATTAGGCCAGCGGGAACCAAAGGACAACGAAGAGATGTTACGCCAGGCTGTATTGCAGGCAGTTCAACAAACACTCGGGATTACGCCGCAGACACTAGTAACGCAGCCAATGTATCAGCTGCCAAACAAACAAGTTATTGACGAGGAGAAGAAGTAATGAACTACCCAGAAGCAAACACATTCGCCGAACGCCGTGAGTTTGAACAGAAGATCAACAACGGGCTTTCGTATAGCCAAACTGTGATGGAAGGTCTGAACTGCACTGTTCTCTCATTTGCTCAGTCGCAGTATGACGACAAAGACCAAATGACGATGTGGTGGGATGTCATTGAGGACGGAAAAATCACTGAGACGATGACAAAGTGCCGCTTGGGTCGCCGCGAACAGCACTCGAACTACTGCATTGCTGCAGCAAACCTCGTTATGTCCCGTGTGCCAAAGAGCACAACAGGGCCTTTGTGGGACGCAGACGAGACAACATTGAACGCAATTCCGCAGACACCGCGTATTGCACTTGGCCTTGATGCGCGCAGCGAACGAATGATCAAGGTAACAATCTCGCCAGAACATAGGGTTGGTCCCATCTTTGAGCGGCTTAAGGACGACGAGAGCATCTACACAATTCCGTTCTTCATGGCGAAGGCAGATGAGTTGTGGTGGACGCCAGAGAAGTTTGGCACAAAGGATGACATCGTTGAGATCCAAAAGGACCTGGCATCTAAACCGAGTGAGCTCAAGGTTGGCATTATTCGTCGCGAGCCAGATCGCGCTGACGGCGTTCCTGTATTCAAGACCGTGTTCGACGACATCACCCAGCCAGAACAAAAGAAAGCATTTTACAAAAGCAAAAAGAAGGCCGTGTAATGGAAGAGCCTCTTGATCAAGTGATAGCAGAAGCAAAGCAACTTGTTCAACAGGCTGCTATTAACAAAGCACAACGCAACCAAAAGGAACCACATGACACCAGACTCTATTCTATTGATCCTAACGATCCTCTCATGGGTAGCTTCATCGTACTCACTTTACCACGTCTTCCAGCTAGTAGCCCTGAACACATTCCTGACATCGAGTGCAAATAAGGCATTTGAGCAAGGGCAGCGGGACCTAGAAGCAGCAGAAGAACTAATAACAAAAACAACTGCTGAGCTGCAAGGCAAACTGCTAACGCTTGATCTCCTTGTCGCCAACGACGCAAAGCAAGCAGAAAAGATTACCGCAATCGACCAAGCACTGAAATTTAGCCAACAACGCAAGTACTGATGTACATCCCCAACCTTGATCAGATGATTGCAGAAGCAATCGAACAATACCGTAACGAAGACCCAGTGACGAAGGCATGGCGCACTGGTGATCTGAGCTATAAGGTGTTCGATTACCAAGCAATCATCAAGAACAAGCTAACTGAACTCGTCAATAGCAGTGACATCAACAGAATTGAGCCTTATGTCCTCAATTGCAGTCGCCGCTTTGGTAAGAGCTCAATGGGATTGCTGACATTCATCGAAGAAGCACTGAAGAACCCTGGCCACACATACCTTTTTGTTGCACCTACTGAAGGGGAAGCAAAGGAGATTGTCCTAGACGTTATGCCTGTCCTCTTGCAAGATGCCCCGGATGCATTTAAGCCTGAGTTCAAGAATAGCCGCTACACATTCCCCAACGGTAGCACAATTAAGATTGGTGGCGTCTACAACGGCGGTGAAACGCTTCGCGGACGAGCAGCTCACGGCGCATTCATCGATGAAGCAGCACACATCAAGCAGACAAGCGCAAACAACGGCTTGGAGTATGTCCTTAACTCTGTCATTCGCCCTCAGCTGCTGACAACAAAGGGTTGGTGTGTAATTGCATCTACCCCGCCTCCTCAGCTGGCACATGAATACGTTAATGTCTACAACCGAGCACGTGCCAGTGGCCGCTTAGCTCACTTCACTGTCTACGATAACACAAACATCAGTGCTGAGTACAGAGAGAAGCTGAAGGCAGACATGTTGCTCAGCGACCCGACTGGCAGCTCATGGAAGCGTGAATACCTAGCGGAATTTGCAATTGACACCCGTGCTCTGATCATTCCGAACTGGAATACAGAAGCAATGACCGGCACTGTCGATAGGCCACTTAGGTTCAACATCTACGACCGCTACGTTAGCTACGACCACGGAACAACAGACTTGTCAGTATTCTTGTTTGGATACTGGCACTGGGAACTAGCAACACTGGTGATCGAAGACGAATTGGTGATCGGTGGCGGCGCAGTCAAGCTAAGCACAGGTGAGATTGCACAGATGTACAACGACCACCGTAACAACTTGTGGCCACATCTGAACGTTCGCAGGGAGATCTGTGATGCAATCAATCAGCAAGTGATCATCGACTTCAACAGAGACTTTGGAACGCATTTCGTACCGCCAATCAAGACAAACTTGGAAGCAATGACGAATCAACTGATCAACTTGGTTGGCAACAATCAAATATTGATCAATGCGGACCGCTGCCCGATGTTGGTGCAGACACTTGAGATGGCAACGTGGAAGACACAAGCAAACGGAAAGCGTGAGTTCGCAAGGCTGCCAGGGATTGGCCACTGTGATGCATTAGCAGCACTGATCTACATGGCACGAACTGTTAACCGCCACAACAACCCGCACGCCAACGCACCTGCTGAAGTAACTGACATCAATACATACGTCGTTAAGAAGTACGAGCAACAAGGAACTGAGGCAGTTCTTGACAGAGCACTGAGTTTCGGACGAAGAAAACAAACAAACAACCGCAGCTCCTGGTAAATATACGGTTCTAATAGGAAAAACCAATGATTAAAGCAAATGACCACTCGACGGATTACTGGGCAAATGACACATCTGACATGTGTGTCACCCAATTGATCAACGAAACGAACAAGTACTACGAGTACCTGAACAACACCGGGTTGATTCCGCTGTGGCGTGCCGTCCATAAGCAATACTACCATGCAACTTCCGTTGGCCCTTACGGTGGCCCGGTGGGTGAGTGGAATGAATTCCAGCAAACAAACATCAACGACTTCCGCAACCTGATCCAACACAAGATCAGCATTGTCATTGCACAAAAGCCTGACTGGGAACCGATGAGCATTAACAGTGATATCGAATCACTCGCTCAAACGAAACTAGCTAAGGCTCTGCTCAACTACTACCAAGACGCCAAGCGCCTGAGCACAAAAGCTAATAACTGGGTGCTCAACGCAGCTTTGTTTGGTGAAGGGTACTTGGTTCAGACATGGGATGCATCTGTGGGCGCAGTGACATTTGCCAATACAGATGAAGACGGAGCACAAAACGTCTTCCACGAAGGCGATGTCGACCAACGCGTCTTTGAACCAGTTGACGTTATTCGTGACATCAACATCGACAACCCAGAACAGAACCACTGGTACATGGTCCGCGAAGTCCGCAATAAGTGGGACCTTGCTGCTAAGTACCCAGAGCTGGCCACTGAAATCGTTAAGCAAAGCCTCGTTCGTAACACTCGTCAGCACTACTTGTCGTACATCTACAACGACAATGCCAGCCGTGACCTTGTTTACGTCTACCGTTTCTTCCACAAGCGGACTGCTTCTGTGCCTAACGGACGAATCATGGAGTACATCAGCAGTGATTTGATCTTACGTGACTCAGACTTGCCTTACGAAGATTACCCTATCCACCGAATCATCGATACAGAGATCAAGGGACGTAACTTCGGCTACACCGATGCCTACGACTTGCTTGAACTCCAGGGCGTTAAGGACGGCCTGTGGAGCACTGTGATCACGAACTTGAATACATTCGGCGTCCAGAACGTTTTGATGCCAATCGGAGCTGAACTGAACGAAAGCCAGATCGGTGGTGGATTGAACATCATCCGCTTTGATCCACAAGACGGCCCGCCTCCACAAGCATTGCAGTTGTGTGCTCAGCCGCAAGGGATTTGGGATGCAATTAACGGCTTGGATATGAAGTTGGAAACGATTTCTGGCGTCAATAGTACTGCTCGTGGCAACCCACCAGCCGCTGTTGGATCCGGTGTTGCATTGTCTATGCTTCAGTCACTGAACGTTCAATACGCTCAAGGCCTGCAGGCTAGCTATGTTAGCGGAATGGAGCAAGTTGGCACATCACTCGTCAACCTGATGAAGAACTACGCCAATGTGCCACGAACAATTGCAATCATTGGCCAAGCAAACAGCAGCTACTTGAAGCAGTTCCAGGGGAAAGACGTAGATAAGATCCACCGCGTCACCGTTAAGCTTGGCAACCCAATGAGTAATACACCGCAGGGCCGTTACGCAATTGGTGAAATGTTGGTCAGCAAGGGCCTGGTGACAGACGCAAGTCAGCTGTTGACTGTCCTTGAAACTGGTAACTTAGATGTGTTGACTGAAGGACGTGACGCTCAACTGCTGCTTTCTAAACAGATTGTCGAAGCATTGCGCCAAGGCCAGCCAGTTCCTGAGCCAGTAATCACTGACGACCACAAGTTGATGATCAAAGCACTCGCTGACTTGACAAGTGACATCAGCTTACGTTTGGATCACCCAGAACTCCTGCCGCCAATCTTCAAGCAATTGATGAAGCACATGGAATTCCTGCAAGACCCTAACATTTCTGTCCTGATGACAGCACTGGGCCAAGTCCCGTTGCCACCAAACGCACCTCAGGGGCAAGCAGGTGGCACAACAAACGTTGATTTGAGCACAACTGTTACCCCTGGACCGAACATTAACGCAAACAAGATTGGCCAAGCAGCTACCGCCTCTGGTCAAACAACAGTAAATCAGGCACCAAGTATGTCACAAGGACAAACTGGCCAGCCTCCACAACCAACCACTCTTCAATAAAGGAACAATAACATGAGTGAATCAGCAGCAGTATCAGTAGACGCAGGCGCAACCGGTGGAGACGCCGGTGGTGCAGAACTTGACACAACAGCAGCGCAGTGGGATGACAACGATCCTTCTACCTACTGGGACTTAGATGATGGCAAGGGCGAAGACGGATCGAAGAAGACACGCCGTATTAGCGTGACAGAAGCACGTAAGTTAGCTCAAAAGGGGTTCGGTGCCGATAAGACATTCAGTGAAGCCGCCAAGCTCGCGAAGAAGCGCAGGCAACTAAGAAGCAAATGGCTGAACTCGCTCGGATGTTCAAGGAAGACCCTGAAAAGGTGATGCGTGCATTTGAACTCGATCCGGATGAATGGTACCGTAGTCGCTATAAGCGCCAAGTGGCAGAAGCACAACTCGATCCACGTGACCGAGAAAACCGTGACTTGAAAGCTCGTATGGCTCGTTACGAAGAAGCTGAGCGAGCACAACGTGAAGAACAAGAGCGTGCTCACATCACTGAACGTGCTACTGCAATGCAAGGCCAGTTGCTTGGCAAGATTGAACAAGTGCTGAAGACATCTGGTGTGCCACAAACACCGTCAACGGTTGCTGAAATCGGTCGCTACTTGCAACAAGCACACAGTGCAGGTAAGGACATCTTCAATATGCCGCTCGACCACATCGTTAAGCACATCCAAACACGTCGTCAAAGCGAATTTAACGAAGTCTACGGTGCATATGACGACGATGGCTTGCTGGAAAACGTTGATCCAAAGCTGCTCAACCGCATTCTCCAAGCACACACAAAGCGAATGCAAGCTCAGGCACCTGGCATTCGCCGTCCAGCTCAGCAACGTCAGGAACAAGCACCTGTTAGCAATGGCCCAAAGAGCGCTGCACAGATCCGCAAGGAGCACGCAGAGCGAATTGAGAAGGCACAGGCTGAGTTTGACCGGATGAATCACCGCGGCGGTCGGTAATCATTCAAAATATTTGACTTATTGACATAAAAATAAGTCAAATATTTCCAACTTGCCCTAAATAGTGATGTCGGGCTACACAACCCGCAGATTTTCCCAGTGTTTCATGAAGTTTACCAAGATGCCCTCCTACCCACTTGATGGATGGACTCGCTACCTGAAGTAAGGCGGATGAAGTCACATTTCAGTTCAAACAACTTTAACACTATGTGGCGCCAACAAACCAATTAAACGGCGCCAACATCCCAAAGGATTACCCAAATGTCGACCTTTAATGATCTAAATGGTATTTTCAAGCGTGTCTATGCTCCAATGTTGCAGGACGTTGTTCCTGAATGCGTATTGCTGTACAAAGCAGTTCCGTTCAAGGATGGCGCAGAGAAGATTGGTGAAGACTACAACCAAGCTGTTATTCTGACGCAAGAACAAGGTTTCAGCTACGCACCGTCGAACACTGACGTTTTCGCCCTGAACGGTGCGATCTCGATGAAGGTTCAACAAGCCCGCGTTCCTGGTTTCCAGTTGGCTGGCCAAGCAACGATCAACGTTGAAGCTGCAATGAAGGCTCTCGAAAAGGGACCAGCTGCTTTCGACAACGCGATCGGTATGCAAATGAAGAACATCAAGGAATCCGCCCAGAAGCGTCTGGAAGTTGGTTTCTTGTACGGTCAGTCCGGTGTTGCTCGTGCTGCTTCTAGCGTCAACGTCAATACGACTACAACCAACGTTGTTATCCAACTCGCTGAGTGGGCTGCTGGTTTCTGGGCTGGTAACACGAACACCAAGTTCGACATCTACCAAAACGGTACTTACGGTTCACAGACTCGTATCGGTACAGGTTCGTTCACTGTCACTGCTATCAATAGCAACACGCGTACCGTCACTCTGACTGGTGCAACTGCTGACATTGCTGCTCTCGACACGTACATTGCTGCTAACGCCAACTTGGCTCAGTTCTTCTACGCTGGTTCGTACAACGCTGAAATGCCTGGCCTGAAGCGTCAAATGACCAACACTGGTACTTTGTTCAACATCGATGCTGCTGTTTATGACCTGTGGCGCGGTAACACCTACACTCTGGGTGCTCCTAACACGCTGACTTTCGAACAGTTGCAGAAGGCTGTTGCAGTTGCTGTTGAACGCGGTCTCGATACTGATGTCAATGTCTACGTTAACCCGAAGACATGGTCTAAGTTGAATACCGACCAAGCTGCATTGCGTCAGTACACTGGTAAGGGCGACCAAAACAGTTCGACGTACGAAAATGGTGCTGAGTCGCTGAAGTTCTCTTCGCAGAACGGTTCGCTGACTATCTACAGCCACATCTTCGTTAAGGAAGGTGACGCGTTCATTCTGCCGATGGACGAAATCGTTCGCATTGGTGCAACTGACGTGACGTTCAACCTCCCTGGTACTGGCGACGGTACAGTGTTCATCCAAGGTCCGTCCACGATGTCCGCTGAATACCGCTTGTACAGCAACCAGACGATCTTCCTGCGCGCTCCGGCAAAGGCAACGTTTGTTACCGGTATCGTAAATTAAGGTTAACCCTTAAACGACTCTCAGAAATGAGGGTCTAACAGCCACAAAGGCCTCCCTCACACTGAGGTGAGGCCTTTTCTTATTGAACAAAAGGAAATTTCATGAGTATTCCATTAGTTGTCGTTGGGTCGACATTCAATTACCCAACAGAAGGTGACCGTCTTTGGGCACAGGATGCTACTGGCTGGGCGAATGCTGTGACAAACGGTATGCTGCAAAAGACTGGTGGTAACTTCACGTTGCTGTCTGACGTTGACTTTGGTCCAACTGCTGGATTGAAAGCAGCTTACCATAGCACCCGTACGACTCCTGCTGCAACTGCCGGTGTCTTCCGCTTAGCTAACACAGAATCAATCAACTGGCGCAATAATGCTAATACAGCAGATGCAAGCTGGTTCCTCAATGCGATCGATACGATGACGTATTCGACGCCTACCGTTGCCAATGCTGTTAACATCACATCAGCTGGTAATCTCGGGATTGGGACAACTGCACCGAATGTTAAG